ACTTGTAAACACTACAAATTACCATAATTGTATCCATAATTATTATTTATTTGTCTCCTCTTGTATTAATACTATTTTATTATCATCGAACCAAGAGTTGAAATCCGATTCTAATACTTTATTATCTTTTAATATATCAGCCCTTGTTAAATAACCCCACCATTTACCAAATAATACTTTTCTTTGAGCTTCTTCCTGCCCGAATATTAAATGAACATCGTTTAATGTTTGATGCAAGTAAGGTTCTATCTCAGACTTCTTAATATTGTTAAACAACTCAACAGGGTTTGTTCTGTAAGTTGATTGTAGATATTGTTTAAATAACTCATCTAATACAACATCATTTTCTTGAGAAGACTTAGACTCCTCATATCTTTTAAGTATTGTATCACTTGGTTCAATAACATAATTTCTACCGTAAGTGATAACTATTTTGTTTTCTTTTTTATCTTTTCCATTATCAACAAAGTTTAATATCCACTCTGACATCTTCCATTCTATAAACTCACTATAATCAGCATATTGATTTAACTTGTTTTCGATAGGTTGTTTGTTAAATATAACTTCTGTTGCTGTTTTTCTACCTCCAAATGTTTCTTCTGTAGCTAATAATGTTCCCCAAAAAGTTCTAAATGCTTTTTTCTCTGCATCATTCAACTCATCTACATATTGATTCCAAGTTTCATTGTCAGGCTTAATATGACCCGCAATATTTGGTGCAATAGTTGCTTGACCTTCTTTTGGAACAGGTAGTGTTACAATATCGGTAATATCTCCCTTTGTTAAATACCCTTTACCATCACAACTTCCACAATCTGAATATCCACCTTTTGAATTATCAACCTTACCTCGACCTTTACAGTCTGAGCATTCAGTTACATATCTCCAATGTATTGGGAATCCTTGGGTAAACTTGTATAATGTTTTTATTGATTGGTCTCTTGAATATTCTTTTGATAATCCTAAAATTGAGTTTATAGGAGAAACTGTGTAATTGTAACCTGTTTTTACAATGTTTGAATTTATAATCGCAGGAACTTCACCGAAAGGATGTGTGAAGGTTAAGCTGTTTGATAAGGTGTACATTTCCCCTATTCTAATAAATGTTCTATCCTTACTGTCATCTACTATTCTCCAATGCTCGTAATTATCTCCATTAATCTTACCCATGTAAGGCTCGAAAATAATCCACTCCATTAGTTGACCTCTTTTCTTATATTTACGAATAGTATTAATATTCTTATAAGTTGGGAAAACTTCTTTTCTTGGCTCCGTGGTATATTCCATAAACATAATACCATTAGGGTCAACGTGTCTAACTTTTAATCCTACATCTTGAATCCAATGAGCTAAAGTATTGCTGTCTTTTATGTTTGCGATAGTTTTTAGAAACTCAGCCTTTACCTCATTGTCATCAATATCATATACTTTATTACCTCCCGTTGCGTAAGAAATATTCTCTAAAGGTTGAAATAACCTCTCAAAGAAATCTTGAATATCCCTAGAATACTTTTTCCTTGCCAGTGCTTTTTTATCACTCTCAAGATGCTCTATTCGTGAAATTAATTCACTACTAAAATCATCACCTTCAATTAAGGCATAAAGAGTTTTTGATTGCTCTCTGATAAGTATTAATTCATTGGATAACGAATTGTTATCTTTAATAAGCTGTAATGCTTCGTTATCTGTTAATTTCATTTTTTAAAGTATTATTTGGCAAAGATAGTTATATTTACCATATTATTTTCTGTGCCACAAAAGAATTTACTTCTGTGTACATTCTCATCATTAACATGTCGGCATAATCTGGACTTCTACCTAACCTTAATTTTAAGTCTGTTTTCTTTTCTAAACGTATCTTACCATCATCATCTAGTGTTTTTTTCCTGATTTGCTCTAGCTCTTTTATGATATTGTCTTTGTGAGACCTATCTTCTATGTAAATCTCTCCTTTCTTAACCTTCTCAGCAAGTTTAAAGTAACATTGTGTCTTTAAATTCGCGTAATTTTCGTCTCCATAAGCTCTTGTGTTGTTTCTAAACTGAACAGCATCCTTTAGGAAACCATCCTTTGCACTTTGCCTAACAAATAACTTCGTTCCATCTGCATCATAAATAACATTACTAGATGGTACTCTATATTTAACTCTTAATTCCTCAATCTTCTTTGAAACTAAAACTTCATTAATCTTATCAATAGAGACTATCTTCTCTAAAACAAACCCGTTCCATATTCCAATAACGAATATATCACTACCTTCATACGCAATATCAGCGGTTAAATACCTTTCACCTGTTTTTTCTACAAACTCATTCGTGTATAGGTCAATAATCTTATTATAGTCAAATAGTGACATAGGATTATCATCAAATTCCCAATTACCGTAAACTAAACGTTGTGTAGCGGATTCATCATCTTTAAGCCGCCTAATCATTCTATCTATATAATCTTGTCCCAACGCAATGTTATCACCTACCAACGCTTGTATAAACGTTTTGTGTGGTTCTATTGACCCATTTTTACTAGGTATGTAAAACTTACTATAAAGGTAATTCTTACTTGGATTCGCTGTTTGCAACAGTTTAGGGGTTAATCCTGTTTCTTTGTTTCTCCAACGACCTAAACTATTCGCTAAACTGTTAATACATTTTTCATCATCATTCTCTCCTGCTTCCTCGAACCAACCTCTTGTCATCTCCATTGAACCGAAACGAGAATAGTCGGGGTCAGAAGGAATCCACTTTGCATCTAAGTAAAAAACCTTACTACCATTGTGTAAATTCCAAATATTGTTCTTACCATCAAACTTGTACATGTTTTCGGTAATACCCCAATCAGAAAAAACCTTATTTATCGTACCACTTGTATATGATGTTAAATCCTTCAAAGTCTTACGAGCAATGAAATATCTTGTGTCTGGGTACATAAAAGCATCTCCAAATATAAGATTTACACCTAGCCAAGACTTTCCTCCACCTTTTCCTCCACCATAAAGTATTTCCTCTATTTCAGGGTTCACCCAAGCCTTAGCTGCCTCTAACTGCTTCTTGTTCCCTCTAACATTAAACCTTATCTCCATTTTATTTATACTTAATAAACCAGTATACTATATCTTAATATGATTTTTAGTAATATTAAACTACTGCTTTTATGTTTGTATAATTTTGCTAAGTTACAAAATTATTAATTATAAGCTAGTTATCAGCTTTTTACAGTTGTTGTCTTTTCTTTAACCAAAAGAATCTCAGTATTCTATTTAGAATTGTGTCATCTTTTTTTAGATGAAAAAATGTCATCTTTGCGAACTTGTCAGCTTCTCTTAGAGCTTCTGCCCTAATTCTCTGCTCCTTGCTTCTTTTTGTCTGATAACCCATGACTAAAATGGTAATCCATCAGGTTCAGAAGCAGCACCCATTGCTTGTGGCTCTTCTTGTACAGACTCTTGCTCTGTCTTCTCTATTCTCCATGCTACAATACTATTGAAGTACTTTGCAACACCCTCTGGGTTAATCCATTCTTTACCTCTTAAATTTATAGATACTTTAATACTATCCCCTACGTTATAGCTATCAATTAAGTCAACTTTATCTTGGTGTAGCTCTAAGCCTATCATTTGTGGATATGTTTCATCCGTTACCACTACAAACATTCTTTTAGTAAATGTTCCAAATGTCTCTGAATCTTGTTTTAATTTTAATACTCCTGTTACTTCCATGTTATTTTGATTTTAAATGTTCTACTTCTCTTTTTAAATATTCTAATGCCTTTTCTAAGTCTTGTATCTCGTTATCCTTCTTTCCTGCTCTACAGATGTATTTAACTATATTTCCGCGGTTAAAATTCAAGTCATACAGCTTACAAATGTCTATAACGTCTATTGAATTAGTTTTATAGTGTTCTCCTAGCATCTTAATTCCCTAAGAAGTTAGTTAGCAACACCTTCCATTCATACGGAATGTCGTTTATTAATTCTTCTATATCAACATTCTCAATTTCATCTATTACGTCTGCTGATAAATAACCCTCTTCGTGTTTTGCTAAATAAGCAACATAATACCCATCCTCGAATCCTATTTGTATCTTGTACATTATTTTATGAAGTGTGGTTTAAGTGTTATGTTTAATCCTTCAAACGATTCGTTTACAAACCCTCTACGCCCTAATTTAAAGTTATTCTTAATCCAATTTGAACTCGGAGAAAGTGCAGGGTAGTTGAAGTAATAAAAATCATCGCTAGTACACATATCAAACAATTCTTGATGACTATCACCCTTTTTGAATATAACTAACTCTGCTTTTTTATATATTTTATTCTGTTTACAGTATTGGTCTATCTTATCTGCTCCTTTTAGGTCTAAATGAGGCTTAAATCCGAACTTTAAGCTCTTATCGTCTTTACCATGTGAAATAATGAAACAAATATCGTTTACATAGTAGTGATTTATAAACTTCCTATGGTTAGTGACCTTTACATGACCAAACTGTACCTCTGCTATCTGTTTAAATGATTCGTTAACAAAATAACCGAAAGCTCCAGAATGATTATCGTTACAAATGTTGTTAAAATGTAACTCTTCATAATGTCCAACTAAACCGTATAGTATTTTCAACTTAAACTCTAAAGCCGCGTCAAAACACTGCTCATTTGTCATGTTTTGTGGTAAATCATGCCCACCCCTTGTAGTTTGCGCATTAAAACCATCTAATAAGTCCCCTAGCTCATCAATATAAAGAATATTACTGTCTTGTTCCCTTATTGTTTTCTCTATTACGATGTCAGCAGCCTTTAATAATTCCTCTTTGTTCCAATCCCCTTTATACATTGTGTTGTGGTCTGGGTCTGGGTTCATACCAACATGAACATCTGTTATTGTTAGTGTGTTAAAGTCTTTTATACCATTATGAGTAATTACTACTTTAGATTCAATAGGCTTGATGTACTTCTCTATAATACCTTTGAAATCAAAAGTCTCCTCTGTAAAACCTATTTGTTCTTTAAAAACAACATTGTAGTGAGGGGTTCCTGTATGAGTAATAAGTTTATAAGAAGTAATGTCCGCTCTTGGTAATCCATATTCTTTACAATATGCATCAATATCCATCATAAACCCATCATTATCCCAAGCAGACATAACAAGTCTTTTTGTTTTGTAGTCGTTTGGTTTAGTTTCGGTCTTTTCCTCTACTGACAATGACCTTTCAGCAGAAATAATCTTCCATTGTTCTTTTGTTAGGTAATATCTTGCTGTTACTCTTCCTTTTTCGTTTGGTTTTAATTCTAATCCTAATAATTTAGCTTCAAGCTCTGTAAGTCTTTTCCTTAAATTGTTTTTCATATCTTAGTAATTATATCCTTTAAGCAATTCTTCTTCTGATGCATATTCATACCTACATTCATGCACGTCAAATTCAGGTAGTAGGAATACAGGTTCAATCTCCTTTTTAAGAAAAGCATTTCTAGTATTACGAGCCACAATAAAATGACCGTTGTTGTAACCTGCTAAGTACCAGGTCTTACCTCCTCTAACTAAAATAGTTCCTTGTAATTTCTCGAATAGTTTTTTCATAAGTTTATTTTTGAACTATGGTATTTCGCCCATATTATATTTACTGCAAATCTAAATTGTTTATCTATAGTGTCATCCTTAGAACATCTGTCTTTCAAGTGTTGTAAGTATTCTT